CTTTAATCCACTGTCCTGCATAGGTGTCGTTGATGATAGCGTGATCTGGTTTAGTATTGTAGCACCATAGCATAACTTCTTCATCCCCTCTAGGGCGCTGCATTATTACCAATTTACGACTCTGTGGATTCCAGGTAAAGTTGATAAATGATCCAAACATCTTACCTACCAGTTCTTGATATTGACTAAACAATTCATAGGTAAGCAAGCCGCCCATATTGGTTGAACTTAACAAATAGGTATTGGTATAGGCTAGGTTGAAAGGTTCGAATACTGTACCACCTGTTCCATTGCCAGAGCGTGATCCTACTGATCTTCGATAAATTTGTCGAACCTGCTGTATTTCTCTAGGCAGTATATATTCGTTGGTATTCTCTCTTAGAGTTAAAAAAGCAAAACTTTCTTCAACTGAATTTTCACCGCGCTGCCTAAAAACTCCAAGGCTTCTAGATAATGCTGTTTCGTAATGGATAGGGTCTAGTTCAATGTCTATCATACCGTCGCCCAGCATTGCTTTGCAGTAATCGTAGACGTCTTTTTTAGCTTGATCTATTTGGTTCATACTCTTATTTATTGCAGCGGTAAATATATGACTATGCCAAGACTAAGCCTCTATCGCCCAGAAAAGGGTAACGACTACAAATTCATCGATAAAACCGTTTGGGAAATGTTTCAGGTTGGCGGTACTGATGTGCTAGTTCACAAGTATATCGGACCCGGATCAGCTACGCAGGGTGATACGCCCAGCACTCCAAACTACGGTGTATCTAATGAAACACAGATCCAGGATTTGTTGTTCTTAGAAAATCGAGATCGCAAATATGATCCAGACATTTATCTATTAAGGGGTGTTTACAATCTTTCAGATATAGACTTTAACTTGAGTCAATTTGGCTTATTCTTACAAAATGACACGGTGTTTATGACTTTTCATATCAACGACACTGTGGAAAAATTAGGCCGTAAAATTATGGCTGGAGACGTTGTAGAACTGCCTCACCTAAAAGACGAGTATGCTCTCAACGATTTTAGTTTTGCACTGAAAAGATTTTATGTTGTAGAAGAAGTCAATCGTGCAGCAGAGGGTTTTTCAGTAACTTGGTATCCGCATCTATACCGTGCTAAACTGAAACCCTTAGTAGACAGTCAAGAATTCAAACAGATACTAGATGGGGTAGCTGGAGAAGGCAGCAATCAAACACTGCGTGACATAATGTCAACCTATGAAAAAGAAATGCAGATCACTGCGGCAGTTCTTGATCAGGCCGAAGCCGATGCTCCTAAGAGTGGTTACGATACTACTAAATTTTATCATATGCAGAGGGGACCCGATGGTAGTCCTCAGTTGATCAGTGCAGATTTAGAAAACGTTCATATCACCAATGATCAACCACAGGCCACTGATGAAAATGGTGCTCCTCTATTTGACACTGAAGGCAATCCCATATATGCAGGCGTGACAGCTGATCAAACATTTAGATCAATTGAGCGCCCTGGCTATGGCGTATTAAATGGCAACACCAGCAGTTGGTTAGATGATGCGCTGCCGGCAAATGGTGCTAGATTTAGTGCAGGCATTGCGTTTCCAACAACCCCGCAAGAAGGCCAATTCTGTCTTAGAACAGATTATCTGCCTCAGCGTTTGTTTAGATACAGTGGAACACGTTGGATCAAGATTGAGGATAATGTACGTATGACAATGAACAATCTAGGCGAAAGCGATGTAGGTACAGGTGATAGATTTGCAGGCAAAGATGTCAAGCAGACGCAGAAAGCATCGTTTGTTAATAATCCTAACCAAACAACAATCTATGGTAAAGTAGTTAAAGAGAAACAGAGCTTGTCAAAAGCTCTTAGACCAGAGGCAGACGAATAATGGATTTTCACTATGACGGTCAGATACGCAGATATGTAACACAATTCATGCGTGTGTTTATTGGTTTTAAATTTCAGGCAGGAGATGGCGAAGAACGTCTAGTGCCTGTGATGTACGGTGACCTTACCAAACAGGTGGCCAGTATTATCAAAGACAACAGTGAAAATAAAATGCCCACTGTACCTAGAATTGCCTGCTACATTACAGGGCTAGAACTAGACACTAGTAGACTAGCAGACTCAACATTTGTGAGCAAGATGCAGGTTAGAGAGCGTACCTACGAAACAGTAGCAGGACAACGTGTCTACGGTAATGAACAAGGCGCGGGCTATACTGTTGAAAGACTGATGCCAACCCCGTTTAAATTGCGTGTCAAAGCAGATATATGGACCAGCAACACAGATCAAAAGCTACAGCTACTGGAACAAATATTAATTTTGTTTAATCCTAGCCTTGAAGTTCAAACTACAGATAACTATATCGACTGGACCAGTCTCAGTGTAATCTATCTCAGCAGCACAAATTTTAGTTCGAGAACTATTCCTCAGGGCTCCTCTGAAGATATTGACATTGCCAGTTTGGAATTTGAAATGCCTATCTATATCACTCCGCCCGCCAAGGTCAAGAAACTTGGTGTTGTTCGTGCTGTAGTTAATAATATGTTTACCAATACAGGGGATGCCGTAAACATCAATAACTTGATTTATAATGATGGTGATATCCAAAGCACTGTCGAATACAAACGATACGGTATCGTTATGCTTAAAGCAGACAACGGTGTTGACGGCGACTACTACGTCAGTATTGTTGACGTTGGCCAGGCCGTCATTGATGCAGGTCTAGACCTACCTCCTGAAAAAATTGGCAAGAAACTTGACTGGCAATTGGTGTTAGATCAATATGGCGGTCATAAGGAAGGTGTAAGTAGAATTACATTCAAACAGCCTAACGGTGGAGAGCTTATTGGTACCATTGCTGTAAATCCCACTGATCCTACACTCTTATTGGTCTCTATGGACATGGATACTATACCAAGCAATTCTTTGATTATTGAAGGTCAGTATCCAGATTTTACTACCTATACCAGTGTAAGAAGTGACAGCAAAGGCACCATAGATGCTATCATCAATCCCTATAATTTTAACCCTCTAACTACATACGGTTCTAAAGCAAACTATCCGCTAGGCCTAAGGTATCTAATGCTAGACGATGTCAACTCCTTCCTTGCACCTCAGCAGGCTGCAAGTATTGCTACTAATGTGATCAACACAGACATCGACTATTATAGAATTGTGCGTCCTAATCAACGAGAAGTAGCTGGATTGGCTAATCTTCCTAGATCTTATTCTAACATCTATCTAACCAAAGTCTATGTCAATGGCAGCGAAGTATCATTTACCGAAGTAGAAGATGGTGGAACTTTTAGCACTTTTGGAGTGGTTGGTGGTCAGAGTTATAGAACAGAGTCAGGAAAATATAAAATACTGCTAGATAGCTTTCCTCCATTAGAAGATACTGACGGAAATGCCAGCGTAATTACCTATATGATTGAACGTTATACCTATCCAGATTGGTGGACTGAGGGCGATGATCCGGATACCGCACCTGTAGAGACCAATGTCTACTTGCCGGGCAAGCCCGAGCGTAGTAGCGGACCCGGTGCCTGGAAGAACCTCGACAGTTCTGACACACACATCAAGGCTAACTCAATCATCGAATGGAGCGGCACACAATGGGTTAGTGTCTTTGACCCAGACCAAGTGGCAACTAATGTGTACATAACTAATTTACGTACAGGTATACAGTACAAATGGGACGGTGTGCAATGGTTGAAATCTTTTGAAGGTGAATACTTGCCAGGATCTTGGAGATTAACCTTAAATCCTTAATAAGTACTGGATGCAACAACGTGCCGGCTTATTATTTCTAGCAAAAACCACAGGTAGAATACTGCTGATCTTACAGGATGAGCGTTGGACTGTGCCTACGTTTGCTAGGTCTGCATCACTGTTAGAAGATGCAGCAATCTTACTTAAAGAATATCACTCGGGTAGAATCTTACCTATAGAACTTTACCTTAGTGAAGATCGAGGGTTTGAATACGGCACATATGTTTGTCTAGTTGATCAAGAGTTTTTAACTATTGCAGAACATACAGTAGCCTGGTGTAGTTTAGATTATTTGCCTAAACAACTGCACGGCGGATTAAAAACTACCTTAAACAATCAACTGATAAGGACTAAAATTGATACCATAATGGAGTTAGAAAATGCTGCAACACAATGAAAGATTTCAAAACGATGTAAAGCGTTATAGCGAAGCTATTGAAAAAATGCCGGAAGGCCGGGCCAAAGATGAAACTACCAGAATTTTAAATGATTTAATCTACGAAGTTAAAAATATAGACAATATGTACCTTGATATGGTTTACAGTAAACAGTTACAGTCAACTGGCAGCGAGTTACGAGAAAAGATTGCTTCGATACGGAAAAAATTAGACGATAAACTTAATAGAATCTAAATCCAAGAAACTCTATTTTAAAAATACTGGTAACTAAATATTGCCACAATCTAGGAAATAGACATGCAACTACGAAA